ATTAAGACCGAATGCGGATTAAGTACAAGGTATTGGTTATCTAAAACCATACTTTCAAATTCAGTAACCTGTAAGCGCTGTTTAAAATCAATGAAACTGCGTGGTGTAATATCAACAATCCTAATCCTGCTAACCCTTACCGGCTACACTCAGGTAATGAACATCGGTAACAGCAGGAACGCAACCCTGTACGACAATGCCAATATCGAGGGGCTTGAACTAACCAAATCAGCCAAAATGTACCTGATCTATGAAACCGATTCGGCTGAGTACGTGTACAGATTTGCCAAAGACGATCCGTGTCGGTTCGGTCGGTCATTGTACTGCATCGAGGTAACATTTATCACAACCGAAGCGATGTTTAAGTATCTGACATACCCGCACGAAACCTACCGGATTATCCGGCTGAATGACATAACGTATCAGATTGAATCGGGGTTGATGTCGGAAGTTTGGTATGTTTATTTGACGGGAGATAAGAGTTTTAAACTTACTTATTAAAAATATTGAACTATGGAAAACATTAAAGTATTGCCGTTTGAGTTTGAGAATAAGAACGGAAAATTCAGACAGGTTTTTAAAAATACCGATTGGTATATTTATGCCAGAGATTTTCAGGAAAAAATATACTTTGAGGTATTTAAAATTAAAGTTGTTGATTGCTTCGACTTTGCCACAAAAACACCAACCGGAGAGAAAAAAGAAACATACCCCAATAATGCAGAAAACTTTGGTGTATGGGCTTGGTGTTGCGGTTCGCTCGAAGATGCGTTAAAGTACACCACCGTGAAGTAAATTTCGCAAAATTCACCATTACTTAACACCCCACCCCATGCAACCCCAAACCGATCTAATCGCAGAAGTTAAGTAAAACACTGAGTAAAATTAAGTGAAACACAGAAGGAATTTGTTTGGATAATTAGATTAAATTGTTTACATTTGACGTTCAATTCCACTCCATCAATGAAGAACTTTTCAATTACCTGCATTAGCAATACCCGACTAACCCGATGGAGTGGAATCCCTGGTTATCGGGTATTTGCTTTTGTGGGTTTCTAATTTTGTGGTTATGACATACTCGAAGGACTTACAGAATGGTCAATGGCAGAAGAAGCGCCTTGAAATAATGCAGAGGGATGATTTTAAATGTCTTTGTTGTAAATCAAAAGATTCACTTGTGGTCCATCATTTATATTATAAGTATGGAATGAAGCCATGGCAATATAAAAATGATTCACTTGTTACACTCTGCAGTAAATGCCACACAAAACTACATGATGAACTTGCAGAAAAAGCCGGAAGGATTGCATTTGAATTATTGCTTGGTGTTTATAATCCTGAAAAAATAAAACCTGTTGATTTTATAGAAAAAGTATCAACCGTTGAGCCACCCACTAAAACCATTATAATCAAGGAAACGATTTACAAAGACATTAACTTGATAAAAAAGAATGGTACTTACACCGGAATGAATATCGGCAATTTGATGGGTAAAAAATACGTCGACGATAAACATTAAGCCATGGACAGTATATACTTTCAATATTACAATAACGACATTCACTATCCAACCGCATCTGGATGGGTAAGTTTGCGTAGTTTTTTAAAGGCCAACAAAAACCCAAAGCCAGAAATTATTGAGTTGTTTAATAAAATTGCAGATGCCGGAGACCGGGGTGATAATACAACAAAAGCAAAACTAAAGGAAGGTTTATTTTCTTTTACTCCATGTGTTCAGGTTTCTGGTAGAAGAAGGTATGTAGATATCATTAAGTTTACTGGGTTGGCTGTTTTGGACTTTGATAAAATTGATAACGCTGCGGAGTTTAAGGAATATCTTTTTAATGAGTACAATTTCATTTATGCCGCTTGGTTAAGCCCTTCTAAAAAAGGCGTTAAGGCCATGGTTAAAATTCCTGTAAGTACATCACCAGATGATTTTAAATCATACTTTTTTGGACTATCTGAAGAAATGGACCAATATAATGGATTTGATGGGTCCGGACAAAATTGTGTTTTACCTCTTTTTTTATCATACGATCCTGATTTATTGCAACGTGAAAATCCAGAGCCATGGACCACAACCGGATTTAAACGTGACAACTTTACAGCCGTTCAAACTATTCCCGCAAGTCCGATAGAGCGAACAGATGACCATGGTAAAATAATTATTGCAATGATTGATAAAGCAATTGATAAAATTTCAGGTAATGGACACCCGCAATTAAGGGGAATTTGTATTTCCGTTGGTGGGTATATTGCTAATAATTACATAAACCGTGACGATGCCATAAGCCGGATATTTTACCGGATTGAACAAAATAATTACCTGCAGAAAGGAATCCCGGGATATAAGAAAACTGCTTTGTGGGCTTTGAGTATTGGATTGAATAAACCCTTACATCTGGACCAGCGATGAAAAAATATAGCAAGCAGGATTTTGTAAAGAACGAATGTAAATATATCCGGGTAGGGGTTGATTACTTTAAGGTTCTGCAGAAACAAGACCGTTATGGTATTGAGCGAACCGAACTAAAGAAATGGAAGAAAGAAGAAATCACACAGGACTATGGTAAACAGATTTTGTTTGGCATTGATAAATACGATGATTTCGTAATGATACCTGATAACCTTATTCATACTTCAATATCCGGTAACTATTACAATTTGTATGCACCGTTTACACACAACCCGACACCGGGACCATGGAAGTGGACCAGAATTCTATTAGAACATATTTTTGATGAACAATTCGAAGTTGGCTTAAAGTATCTGCAGGTTTTATACTTACACCCAAAACAGGCGCTTCCTGTATTGGCGCTTGTTAGCAAAGATCGGCAGACAGGTAAAAGCACTTTTATTGATTGGCTGATGACAATTTTCGGGGCGAATATGGTTATTATTTCACCGGATGATTTAAGCCGTCAATTTAACGGGTCCTATTCCCGGGCAAATATTATCGCAATTGAAGAAACTTTAATCAGGAAGGACCAGATTGTCGAAAAGGTTAAAAGTCTTTCAACTCAGAAAACAATCAATGCGAACCTGAAAAATGTTAATGATTTTCAGATCCCTTTTTTTGGTAAAATTATATTGGCTTCGAATAATGAACGCAAGTTTATGAAGATTGATTCTGAAGAAATCCGTTTTTTTGTCAGAAAACTACCGGCGCCAAAGATTACAAATCATAACATTTTGAATGATATGATTAATGAGATACCGGCATTTTTACATCATTTGAAATCACTACCCGAAATTGACTTTTCGAAAAGTAGAATGGTTTTTTCACCGGAAGAAATAAAAAACGATTATTTGGATCATGTGAAGGATGAAAGTCATACATGGTTATACAAGGAACTGCACGCAATTTTTGAGGATGTTTTTAATAATAACTTTTCGGGTCCGGTTATGAAAGCCACCCCGAAGGAAATTAAAGAATCGTATTTCAATTTTAACTCACAAGTGACCTCATCTTTTATTAAAGATGTATTAATTGAGGAGTTTAAATTTATTAAAACTGATAAAAATGTGTCGTATAAGTCACTTTCTGCTGAAGGATTTAAGTCCGGACAGCCTTTTTTTATACAAAGAAACGTCATTTTAGAGGGTAAAAAGGTAGAAAATATGGACTTTTACGAAAATGAAATAAATAACGATGAGGCTGAACTTCAATTAGTTGACAAAGACCTGTTACCGTTCTAACTCAACTTATTAATAACTTTTTAATAAAAAATTAATAACGATTTTTTGGCCTAACTCTTTGACATACTATACTATAACTTATTATTATTAATTTATTAATAATATTAATAGGTTTTAGAAACAAGAATTTAAAAGAGTTGGCAAAGTAATATTAATAAATTAATAATGGCACAAAAACAGGCATTCAATCCATGCGTTCCAAGGATGGTCCAGTGTGGTAAAAATTTGATTTTGGTTTTTGATACACCATACTTTGAATTAAAAAATTGCAGGTATAAAATCATCCAAACGGAATTAACCAAGGATGACGCAATACATACCGTTATGAATATTGATACCCGGGAATTTAAAGACATTCCACTTTCTAAACTTAAACTTTGGTTCAAATGACCACAACCCAACGCCTTTACACAAAGTTAGCCGAATACAACCGGGCAAAACACCCGAACTATCCGGCACACTTAACACTACCCGGTAAGATTTACAAACTTGATACTGCCAACGGACTAACTCAGGCGGTGATCGAATGGGTGAAGGCGCACGGTTATCAGGCTGAACGGGTAAGCACAACCGGGCGGGTGATTGACAGGCGGGAAGTTGTTACTGATGTGATGGGATTTAAGCGAATGGTCGGTTCAAACGAATGGATACCCGGAACCGGAACAAAAGGCAGTGCGGATATTCATGCCTCGATACCTTTGAAAGGTTCAAACGGGTATGCGGTGTCGGTAAAGATTGAAATTAAGACCGAATGCGGATTAAGTACAAGGTATTGGTTATCTAAAACCATACTTTCAAATTCAGTAACCTGTAAGCGCTGTTTAAAATCAATGAAACTGCGTGGTGTAATATCAACAATCC